TCAGCGGCAACCAATACCGGATATCGGTCAGCGGCAACCAATACCGGATATCAGTCAGCGGCAACCAATACCGGATATCAGTCAGCGGCAACCAATACCGGAGATCGGTCAGCAGCAACCAATACCGGATATCGGTCAGCGGCAACCAATACCGGATATCAGTCAGCGGCAACCAATACCGGAAATAAGTCAGAGGCAACCAATACCGGAGATTATTCAGCGGCAACCAATACCGGAGATTATTCAGCGGCAACCAATACCGGAGATTATTCAGAGGCAACCAATACCGGAGATTATTCAGCGGCAACCAATACCGGAGATCGGTCAGCAGCAACCAATACCGGAGATTATTCAGCGGCAACCAATACCGGAAATAAGTCAGCGGCAATTGTCGAAGGAAAAGAAAGCATTGCGTTAGCTACAGGAATTAAATCAAAAGCTAAGGGAAAAATCGGATGTTTTATTGTTCTGACTGAGTGGAAAGAAATTAATAATGAATATCATATTGTAGATATTAAATCAGCAAAAGTAGATGGAGAAAACATTAAAGAAGATACTTTCTATATGTTGAAAGACGGAAAATTTGTAGAAGTAGATTAAGTTGTCCTGGAAGGTGCGGACACACCAACCAGGACGGTATCTAACTAAGAATGAGTTAGTTAAATACAGGATTATTATAACACAACCTCCTGTATTTGACAAACAAAAATATAACAGGAGGACTTTTTATGCAAAAAAATGGCGAAAATCAGCCACTTTCCAGTGAAATCATTGCCGATCTGGAAGAAAAGCTGATGGCAAGAAATGTAATTATCGCTATTCTGGCAACTGCACTTGCAGTAACCACATCCAGAAGAAAGTGAGGACAAAATGAAAGAGGTGGTAAAGACAATAGGAGAAATATTTGTAGGAATAGGGATGTTTACAGTAATCTTCTCAATTACATGGATGCTTACATCATTTGATGTTATCGGGGTGTTCTTTGTATCAGCAGTCTTATTCTCAATGGTGTTTCTTCCTATTATATTAGGAACGGAGGAAAAGTAAATGCAAAGATTAAATAAAGTGAGATTATCCGGTAGAGCCGGGGAAATAGTGTTCAGCCACGAACATTACGGAAGATACTATTACAAATTCATGCTGACAGTTATTCGTAAAAGTGGTGCAGTAGATATGTTTCCAATCGTTATAGAAGATTCCATTGTACGTGACAATGATTATAACGGAAAAGAGATTGTGGTAACAGGAGCAATCAGAAGCATGGACACTTCTAAAAATCCAAATAAGCACCACAATGTTAATTATATCGCAGCTGACGAGGTGGAAATCCTGGAAGAACAGGTTCCGGATGGCGATATAAACGAAGTAGAGTTTATTGCCAGAAGTTGCACGAAAGAGCCATATGCAAAACTTACGCCAGTAACGCACAGGAAAGTTTTAAATCTTTTCGTGGCAATTCCAAGAGATTTTTCAGAAAGAGCCGACTTTACTCGCTGCACTTTATGGGGAAAAGGTGCTGATCTGGCGGTAGACGTTAAAAGAAATGATTACATTAAAGTAACTGGCAGGTTAATGAGCCGTGATGTTTATGTTAATGGGGAAGAAACGGAAAGTGTATATGAGATTTCCGTAAAAGAAATGGAGAAATTGGAGGATGAAGAATAATAAGAATGAAGTTCAGATATACGGTGTGATAATGGACATTCAGCCAGAGGAATTTTTCAAGGATGGAGATAAATTCAAAAGATTCTATGTTGGAACAAAGCGTACCAGTGGAAACGTAGATTTGCTTCCAGTAGCAATACCAGAAAGAATGGCAGAAAACTGGAAAATTGGAGAACACATCTATATTGAAGGAAAATACACTTCATACAATAAAAAGGAAAATGGAAAATCACATTTAATATTGGAAGTTAAAGCAGAAACATTATTGGGCGGAGATGGAAGCGTAGACGATGAAAATAAATTCATTCTGGAAGGTTATCTTTGTAAACCGCCTGTGTACCGCAGAACACCAAGTGGAAAAGAAATCTGTGATTTGATGATTGCTTGCAACGAATATGACTTGCGAAGAACAGATTATATACCATGTATCGCATGGTGGAATGAAGCCAGAGAAGCTGCTGATTTCAAGGTTGGAGATTTCGTAAAAATAATCGGAAGAATCCAGAGCCGGATTTATCATAAAAAATTATCTGGTGATGAAGTGGAGCTTAGAACTGCATATGAGGTATCAATAGGGAGGATAATCGAGCATGAAAGTGGAAGTAAAAAAAATTTACTTGGAGAATTACAAGAAGTTTCCAAGTAAGTCTGTAGATTTGTTTCCGAGAACAGAGATTTCTGGCAGAAACAGAGAAGGAAAATCCACATTGCAGGACGCATATTTGGACGTTCTGACAGGAAAGATGGCAAATGGCACAGAACCGACTTCTATTCGCAGAAAAGAAAATGGCGTGGAAGTGCCAAAGGTTGATGTTGTAAGAGAGCTTACACTTGCGATTGATGGGAAAGAAAAAGTGATCCGAAAAATCACAAAGCAGAAATGGAGAAAACCAAGAGGACAGTCTGAAGAGGTGTTCGATGGAAATGAAACTTCTTATGAAATTGACGGATTCCCGGCTAAATCAAAGGATTATACCGAGTTCATTCAATCAATAGCAGAGCCTTCAACGCTTCTGATGTGTAGTAATCCAAAACCATTTCTGGATACATTGCAGAAGTCAACCGCAGAATCCAGGAAGGTACTGGAAAAAATGTCTGGTTTCGACATTGCTCAGTTTATGGAAGAGAATCCACAGTACGCTCATGTGGAAGAAATCACAAAAGGGCATTCCGTAGAGGATACCTTGAAAAAGCTCCGAAAGGAACTGAATGCACAGAAAAAAAAGGTGGATGCCAAAAACACGGAGATTGCATATGAAACCAATCGAAGCGTTGAAGCAGAAGATACTTCCTCCCTAGAATCCAAAAAACAGGAGCTTAATGCGCAGCTTTCCGAACTGGAAGAACAGGAACAGATTCTTGAAGATTCATCAAAAGGCTATGACAGTCTTTCGCATGAAATCCGAGGACTGAAATCTTCCAGGGATGGTCTGGTTAGCAAGGCGAATGAATGGTTAAGAGCCAGACAAAAATTCATTTCTGATACAGTTTCCGAACTTAGGTTAAAAAAATCAGAAAAGGAATCAAGCATTCGTATTATTGGAATGGAACTAGACAACCACATAAGGGAGGCACAACAGGCAAAAGCCGACTTGGATAGAGCCAGACAGGACTATCCAAGAATCAAGGAAATGGAATGGGATGATTCTGAACTGAAAGCTATTGAAGCTGAAACATTCAATGATTCTGATACCATTTGCCCTACCTGTGGACAAGAACTGCCAGAAGAACAGGTTGCCGAATTGAAAGCTTCCTTTGAAGAAAAAAAGAAAGCCAGAATTGAAGCACAGTTGAAAGTAAAAGAATCCTTTGAATCGGAAAAGCAGGAAAAGCTTAAATATGTCTGCGACCTTGGAAATACTTCCGCTGCAAAATTAAAGAAAACTAACGAGGAAATCAACAAATTACAGTCTGAAATCAGTGCGGCACAGGATGAAGTTGCTGAACTCACTAAGCAGATTGAGGAAGAACAGTCCAAATTTACGGAGCTTCCAGAATCTGTAGATATGACAAATGATGAAGAATATCTTGCAGTTACAGTGAGAATTGCAGAACTTGAAGAGAAACTGAAATCATTTGATGATGTTCCTGGAAAGAAACAGGAATTAAGAATGCAGATCAGCAATGTTATGAAACAGATTTCCAATGTGGATGCAGACATTAAGATTGCACAGGCAGCAGTCACAGAGAAAGAAAAGCGAGTAGCCGAACTGAATGAGGAACTGAAAAGCCTTGGACAGGTACAAGCTGATATTGAAAAGAACATTGATACCGTTCTTAACTTCTCAATCCAGAAGAATAAGGCACTGGCAGAGAAAATCAATCCATTTTTCCATCATTTTCAGTTCAGCTTCCTTGATTACACGATTGAGGGGAACCCAGTGGAGACTTGCAAGATGATCTGTAATGGAATCGACTACAACAGCGGATTGAATCATTCCGACAAAATTCTTTGCGAGGTTGATTTACTAAATGGATTACAGGAAATGAATGGGCTGAATCTTCCGCTTTGGATTGATGATTCTGAGAGCATTGACAAAAGCAGGATACCTATGTTAGACAGGCAGATGATTGTGCTAAGAGTGACAGATGGGGATTTGAAAGTAATCTGACAAACAGGAGGGGAAAATGCTAACAGCAACATGGGGAAAACATTTTTTCAAGGCAGATTCCACGTATAGTAAATAAAAAATCGGTGGCATATGAATCCGGGTGAATGCCCGGAAAGCACAACAGGAAAAAATAAAACAGTTAATGAAAGAACAGGAAATTACAATTCAACATAGGACAAATTATTTCATCCTGTTTCATATGCCACTGAGCATATAAATAAAGAAAAGGAGAATTAAAATGACAGAAAACACACAGGTAGCAAATTTTAACACACAGCTTTCCTACTACACAAATCGTTATGTTGATTTAATGGAAAGAGATTTAACTTCAAGAGGAATGGAATTTGATTCCTACTCAAAGGATTGCGTAGTGGCAGCAATGGGATCTATTTTCCAGATGGTGCATGAGAGTGGAGTGAGTTTTGAAGCAATTAATGGCTCTAACCTTAAATTCATTCTGAGCAAAGTAGCAGCGTTAAAACTGAACGCAAACGCACAGCCGAGAGAGTGTTATTTCCAAATCAGAAACGTAAACATAGCGGCGAAAGGGCAGAAACCTCAGTGGGAGAAGAAAATCGAATTTGCGATTGAGGGCGATGGAAATGACGCTCTTGTAAGCAGATATGGTGTCGATGTAGCTAAAGTATTCCCGTACTGGAAAGTCAGAGAAGGTGATAAGTATATCCCACCAAGACATAAAGGTGTGGAAATCACACCGCCAGAATGGGAAGAATCTGGTGTAGGTAAGGTAGTCCGTATCGTATATCCGATTCAGTATAAGGACGGACATATTGAATACCTTTCTTGCGAAAGAGCAGATGTACTGAAGAATCTTGCAGCGCACATCAAGAATAATCTCCAGAATGAAACGTTTGGAATTTGTGCGGACAGATATAAAGCTACAGATGCGCAGAAAGCTCAAATTGAAGCAAAGAAAAAAGAAATCATGAAAAAGGTCTCTGACATTGGAGAACTGGAAGCAATCATTGACTGTGAGGAATTAAGACCGTATATTTCACCGTCTTATTATGAAACACAATCCAGAGAATCAATGATTATTCGTAAGATGCGAAACAACATTATGAAGTCTATTCCTAAGAAATGGGATAATCCGGTGCAGGCTTATGAATATAACATGATGGATGCTACGTACAGGGAAGTGCAGGAAGAAATCAAACAGAATGCCAATGTAGAAGAATTCATTCCACAGCCAGAAGCAATCGAAGAAAAGCCAAAGCAGCCAACCGTAGCCGAAACCGTAAAAACAGAAGAGAAAGAACCAATCCCGGCAGCAGAGCCAGTGGAAACAGAAATTCCGTCATTTATGAGCCAGGAGGAAATGTAGGATGGAAACTTCCACAATTGTGCTTATTATTTTGCTTTCAATAGCACTTTTGGGATGGATAGTAACTTTTATTCGAAAAAATGAATACAATCGAACCAATTTAATTATTCTTTTAAATGTTATTACATATGTGGTACTCATTATAATCCGACTTACAATGTAAAAGGAGAGCCAAAATGAAGCATAAATGTATTAAGACAGCAGTATTAATCACAGGGATTACAGCAATCACAATGTTTAGCGGTTGTTCTTCCTGTAGCAGATCATTAAAATCACTGTCTAGTGATATTGACGGTGGTCTGAACCGTACCGTAACTGTTTACGATTACAACGGCGGTAAAATTAAGTCCTGGTCTGGAAAGTTTGATGTTTCCGAATCAGAGAATGAAGTTTACTTTGATGATTCTGACGGAAAGAGAGTTATTATCCACGGCGGTATTGTCGTGAATGAGGAAAACTGATATGAGCAGCAGTGTAATTGAAACAATTAAAGAAGTTGTAAGCAATATGAACAGCGGACTTTATGATTTCACGGTAGATGGGAAATGTTCAGAATGCGGTTCGTGTTGTTCAAATTTTCTACCGATATCATCCAAGGAAATCAAACAGATTAAGTGGTACATTCGCAAACACCATATCAAGGAATGCAGACATAATTTCACTGCTTCATTAATGGATTTAACCTGTCCGTTTCTGATGGACGATAAGGCAAAAGAGAAATGTTCAATCTACCCTGTTAGACCGGAGATATGCAAATCATTTGTCTGCAATGACCCACAGGGAGCCAGAAAGAACAAAGCTTTAATGCATAAAAAATATAAGCCTGTTGATATGAGAGAAACGTTTTTCGGAGGTGAGTAGGAATGAGATTAGCAAGTCAGAATGGGGAAATTGATGTTCCTTATGAAATCACATCATTAAGCAGAATTGGAAATATCATAAGAGCATATGTGCCAATGGTAGGCGAAAAAGGAACAGTCATGGCTCGTTATTCGACAGATGAAAAAGCCCAAAAAGCTATGAAAGCTTTGCATAAAGTGTATGCAGGAATGTTTTTAGCACAAAACATTGAAATGAGCGATGATGATTACGAAGAATGCATAAAAATGGCTGCAAGAGGTTTCGGAATCATTAAAACCATGGTTAACAGCCCAGATATGAAATTCGAACCTGCAAACATTGTGTTCCGATTTCCAGAGGATGATGAAGTATGAAAGAAGTAGGCGGGAAAGGAATAAATCTTGACGCTTCGATTGTAGTTGAAATCACATTAAAAGAACTTATCGGAATTAGAGACAGCATAAGTTTGGTTGGTTGGTCAACGATACAAAGAGCATACAATTGGAAAGAAGCACCATATAGTCGTGATGAAATGTACAAGATATCATCAGACATAAAAGAAATATTAAGAAATAATTTGGAGTAAAAGCGAGGTGATGAAAAATGTTCATGAGAATAGTAAATACAGGGAGTACCCATGGAAACTGCTATGTTTTGAAATCGAACAGCGGAGAAATGCTTCTTCTGGACTGCGGATGCAGATACAAAGACATTCTGAAAGCTATTGATTACAGAACAAGTGATGTTTCTGGCGTGCTTCTTACCCATGAACATGGTTGAGCGATCACCGTGAATCATTTAAAAATCTGATGAATTTAGGTATTCAGATTTACACCAATGATGAAACCGTGGAACATCTTCAAATCATCACTGGCGAATTGATGAAAGGAGTTCCAGAGAAAAGACCGTTTCGGGTTGGTTCGTTCACTGTAATACCGTTCTATTTGCCGCATACTACAAGGGATAAGGACACAGGGCAACTTATTCAATGTTTCAATTATGGGTATATCGTGGAACATGAAGAAATGGGAAAGCTACTGTACATGACAGACTTTGAGTTTTGCCGATACAACTTCAAGGCAATGCGACTGAATCACTTGGTTATTGAGTGCAACTACTGTGGAGAATTGGTTGATAAAACAGCCGAAAATTACACGCACAGGCTTAAAGGCCATTGTTCCTTAGATACTTGCAAAAGCTTGGTAAATACAAACCGTACAGCGGCATTGCGGACGGTAACATTGGTGCATTTGAGTAATGAAGCAGCTGACCCGGAACAGATTTTGAAGGAGATAAAAGAAGCGGTGGTTTGGGATGATGCCCTGGTGCAGATTGCCAGACCGGGGCTAGAAGTTAATTTGGACTTATGTCCGTTTTGAAAGGAGAAATAGATGGTATCAATTGAATTAAAAGATTGGAAAGAAGTAACAAAAGGAATTTATGTAAATCCAATTTCTGCAAATGCAGCTTATGAAATTCATATTAAATACTGGGACATGAAAACAGATATTCTTTCTGCAAATGCCGAACTTTATATAGTGAGAGATTGGCATGAAAAAGACGGAAGAAACATCAGAGAAAGAGAAATACTGCTTGATTATGCATCTGTTATGGATTGTATTTGGAAAGCAGTTGAAGATGATAAGGAAAACAATTCGACTGAATAATTGAAAGGAGAAAATTAATGCCAAAAAAATTTAGAAACTATGTAATTAAAGGACAGGAGCATGTAGACCGTAAAGCAGGAAAAACAATTCCTTCAACTAGTGCATGGCGCTCAGTAAGAGATATGCTTCCAGAAGCTCCAACTGATGATACCGCATGTTTGTATTATGTAAAGCTGAAAAACTCTGAAAGAATCATCATGCTTGCATATACTGGAAATGGCGAATGGACTGACACAGAAGGAAAAGAATACAAAGGTATAGAGACATGGCTTGAATATATGCCAAAAGAACATCAAATAGTCGAAAGAAAGGCTTTCTTAAATGAAGATATTTTGAAAGCTATTGTTTCTGATTATATGGAAAAAACTGAAGGAGTTACGGTTAATACAAATAATGTATTTTTTAAAGTAGGAAGAAGATCTGTCGGCTATGGAATTAGTGAACATGAGGAATTGGTATTTATTGGATGTGATGTGATAGCTATAGGGGAGGGAAATTGAAAATGAGCGTATTCAGCGTACCAGTAACGATTGGTGTCAATGAGGAAGAAATTGCAAAGGAAATCCGTAAAAATGTTGAGGACAAGGTAGTTGAAAAAATTACCAAAGAAATCAAAGGAGTTATTTATAAAAAAGAGTTATATGGTAGTAGAGAAACCAATGAGCCGTTGTGTAGGATGATACATTCTCATATTTCCGAGATACTAGAAGAGAATAAAAACGTGATCGTACAGGAAGCGGCAAAAGCCTTGGCAGATAAGATGATTAAAACCAAGGCTGTGAAAGAAGCAATAAAAGAAACTATTGAGAAAGTCAAGGAGGATTAATCAATGAAAATCTTCTTAAAAACACTTGACAAACTGAAAAAGCCAGAACCTTCCGAACAAGAATGTAAGTACGATAAAGGATGGAATGATGCAATCGAGAAAGTTGAAGAACTGATTTGTTCCTACAGTCCTGCGGATATGTGGATTCCAACAGAAGTGAAGTTACCGCCAGAGCCAGATGTGAGAGAAAGCCCAGAAGATAAGATAAAATACAACGTTACCATAAAAGACGCCGAGTTACCAACAACCCTTACATATTTAGGCGGTGGAAGATGGGGCATGGTAGAAGAACACGGAATTGCATATTACCCAGTCATTGCATGGCAACCAATGCCACCAGTTTACAAGCCAGGGAGATAACACCATTGGAAATTACAATCGGAATTTGTGCAGAGTAAATCAAAGAAATCCTTGTTGAGCACATCAAGACAAAAGGATTTGACGTAACAGAAGATGATATTTCCTTTGTTATCGGGAAAGAAGAAGTTGTAACAGGGAATACAAAGAAAATTAAACACGCACTTATCAGGTGCGACATTCAGATTGAGAGGTGATAAATTGTGAATATTGTTATTCTTTCTGGAAGATTAACCGCTGACCCAGATATCAGAATGGGAACGAATGACACCAAAATTGCAAGATATATTTTGGCTGTCGAGAGAAGAGTGAAAAAGAATACAGAAAGAAAATCAGACTTTATTGCTTGCGTATGTCTTGGAAAAAATGCAGAATTCGCAGAGAAATATCTTAAAAAAGGCACGAAAGTAAATGTACGTGGAGAATGGCAGACTGGAAACTATACGAATAAAAATGGTGAAAAAGTTTACTCAAATGATTGCCTTGTTGCAGAACATGAATTTGCAGAGAGAAAAAGCCAATCACCGCAAACGCAGGAAACAGACACACGACCAGTACCGCCGCCAGAACCTAGTTTCATGGATGTACCGGATTTAGGCGGTATGGAAGATGAATTTCCGTTTAGTTAGGAGAAAACTATGGTAGAAGTTGCTGTTTATGATGCACTTAGAGAAATGGTTAATTCCGAAATTGAAGAAGAGAAGCCTTTTCTTACATTAAAAAGCAGTAAAGACGTAAAGACATATGCTAATGGGAAGAACAAAAATTTCAGAATGACGGAATACTGCTTCAACTGGTATATGGAGTTGAATTTTAATCCATGGAGCATAAGAACAGACAAAGCAAAAGTTTATTACTGGTTTCATGAAAATGGAAAATATATTCTTCAATTATGGCTGAAAGATACATACAAAACTATTTCTAATGCAATTAGCAATAGCAATTCATTTGACGACTTATTTAATAGCTATTTAGGATGGTTCAATCAAAAAAGAATGGAAACGAGGAAGAAAATGGAAAATCAGTTAAAAGAAACTACCAATAGCAAACTCGCTGAAATGAAAATCCCTCATTCTCATGGTGGAGTTGCAAATCTCCTTAAAGTTTTAACAAATACTATGAAAATGCAGGGAGCGGATATCCGTAGCATTGCAAAAGTACAATATGCTATTTGTAAGCAAGCTGGAATCTATATCCCGGATGAATTCATTGAAGATGTTGCAGTTGCTATGGAATGCGAAAATCCAGATGTTTTAGATAATTAGAGGTATACATGAAAGACTTAATTATAGATTGCTTTGCCGGAGGCGGAGGCGCATCCGTAGGCATTGAAATGGCTCTCGGTAGACCTGTTGATATAGCAATTAACCATGATCCAGATGCAATTCTGATGCACAAGACAAATCATCCCGGAACACTGCATCTGACAGAAGATATTTTCAAAGTAGATTTGCAGAAATATGTCGGAAATCAGCACGTAGCATTGATGTGGGCTTCTCCAGACTGTACAAGCCATTCAAAAGCAAAAGGCGGTCAGCCGAGAAAACAGGGACTTCGCATTCTCCCATGGGCTGTATATAAGCACGCAAAAGCAATTCTCCCAGATGTAATCATTATGGAGAACGTGGAAGAAATACAACAATGGGGGCCACTCGATGAGAAAGGACATCTGATTAAGGAAAGAACTGGTGAAGATTATCGAAAATTTATTTCAGCAATGGAAAATATTGGTTATAAATTTGATAGTCGAGAACTGGTAGCTGCGGATTACGGAGCACCAACAACCAGAAAAAGATGGTATGCAGTATTTCGCAGAGATAGAAAGCAGATAATATGGCCAAAGCCTACTCATAATCGTTTTGGTACAGACGGTCTGAAACCATATGAGCAGTGCGGAGACTACATTGATTGGTCAGACTTAGGAAAAAGTATATTTGACCGCAAGAAACCATTGGCAGAAGCAACGCAGAAACGTATTGCAAATGGTATCAAGAAATATATCGTTGATAATCCAGAACCATATATTGTAAAGAACAAAGATGCACTGGCATTTATTATTCAGTATCATGGAGAAACCAGAGAAGGTGATTCCAGAGGGCAATTACTGACAGATCCGATTAAGACTATTGATACTTCAAACAGATACGGACTTGTAACCGCATTTATTACAAAATATTACAAAACTGGAATAGGTCAAGGATGTGATGAGCCACTTCATACGATAACAACTTCACCCGGTCACTTCGGAGTGATATCTGCATTTCTTGTTAAGTATTACGGAACAGGATGTGGTCAAGTATTAAATGAACCGCTTGGAACCATTACCACAAAAGACAGGTTTGGACTGGTAAATGTCCTGGTTGATATCCATGGAGAGAAATATATCATATCAGATATTTTTCTAAGAATGTTAAAGCCAGAAGAATTAAAGGTAATGCAAGGGTTTCCGAAAGATTACATTATTGATCGGGATTACAAGTGGAGAGATTACCCGATTGCGAAACAAGTAGCAAGAATCGGAAACAGTGTGGTTCCGGTTATGGCAGAAGCACTTGTGAAAGCAAATTGTTCGTATCTGAAAATTGGAGAGCGCAAAACTGCACCGATGATTTATATGCAAAATAACGGACAGGTAGCGTTCGGCTGAAAGAAGGTGATCTAAATTTGAATTACGCACAAATATTCGCAATAAAGAAAGAACGAGAAGAGCGAATAAAGAAGATATGTCCAGGGATTCCTAATTCTAGTGGCATATATGCTTTTTACAGGGTAGATGAAGCTGGTATTCGACGCAGTTATGTGGGGCAAGCAATCAGACTTCGTGAGAGATGTGCGAGCCATTTAGGAGAATACGATCACATAGCATTAAGCCTTAAAAAGCATAAGTTTTACAGTGAAAGTAATCCTACTGGTTGGAAGCTTTCATATAGAACATGTAGAAAGGATGAGCTTGACCAGAAAGAAATTGAAACAATCAAGGCTTTTGCAGATAAAGGCTTCCAGATGTACAACATTACAGCTGGTGGCCAGTCAGCTGGAAAGCAAGTAACAGGGCAATATAAACCGCCCAAGACATACAGACAGGGAATCCAACAGGGCAAAATAATCCTTGCAAGAGAGCTAAAACACATCATTGATACTCACTTAAACGTATCAATCAGACCAGAAAAAGCAAATAACAAAGTATCTATTAAGGCGTTGGAAAAATTCAACGAATTACTCAATGAAGAAAATTATCACTGATTCTAACACACCAGTAGTTCTACTGGCTAAATTCCAAAGATAAAAAATAAAAAAATGAAAGGAGCTTGCCTTCAGCTGACGTAAGGGTGCACCGGGCTTCTTTTAAAAATGAATTATGAAGATTTTTTAAAGAGCAAACGATTTGTTCTTGAAAGCAGTGGGTTTGATATTGATAAATCGGAATTAAATCCAATGTTGTATGAATTTCAAAAAGACATTGTGAGATGGGCTTTAAAGAAAGGAAAAGCCTGCATATTTGCTGATTGCGGTTTAGGAAAAACACCAATGCAACTTTCGTGGGCACATCAAGTTTGCACACACGCTGGTGGAATGGTTCTTATTCTTGCACCGTTGGCTGTGGCGGATCAAACGAAGCGTGAAGCTGAAAAATTTGGTTATACTGCAAAAGTTGTGGAAAGCCAATCTGAATGTATCAGCGGTATTAATATTACCAATTATGAAAAAATGGATAAATTTGTTGCAAATGAATTTGTGGGAGTTGTACTTGACGAAAGTAGTATTCTTAAATCTTATTCTGGAAAAGTCAGAACAGCAATTATTCAGAATTTTCATTCAGTTCCTTATAAGTTGGCTTGTACTGCAACACCAGCCCCCAATGACTATATGGAAATAGGAAATCACAGCGAATTTTGCGGCGTTATGACACGGTCGGAAATGTTATCAATGTTCTTTGTGCATGACGGTGGACAAACATCTAAATGGAGATTAAAGGGGCATGCAACAGATGTATTCTGGCAATGGCTGGCAACATTCAGTGTATTTGTAGATAACCCAGCAAATATCGGGTATCAAGTATCTGGCTACGATCTTCCGAAACTTAACATTAACGAAATTATTGTAGACGGAAATGAGCCGATAAAAGAATCATTAACACTTACAGAACGAAGAGAAGCCAGAAAGGAAAGTCTTGAACTTAGATGTAAAAAAGCTGCGAAACTTGTAAATAGTTCAAATGAGAAATGGCTTGTATGGTGTGATTTAAATGACGAATCAGCAAGATTAAGCGAACTGATATCTGAATCCGTGGAAGTAAAAGGCTCTGATAAATCAGAATATAAAAGCAACTCTATGTTGGCGTTTTCTGATGGAACGGTCAAATGCCTTATCACAAAGCCCAAAATTGCAGGGTTCGGCATGAACTGGCAGAATTGCCACAATATGATATTTACTGGACTTTCAGATAGCTATGAGCAGTATTACCAAGCAGTCAGACGGTGTTGGCGGTTCGGGCAAGAGAAGCCTGTGAATGTTTACATTATTATTTCCGCGAAGGAAGGCTGCGTAAAGGAAAATATTGAAAGGAAGCAATGTGATTTCCAGAAAATGCAGTCTGAAATGACAGAATTAACAAAGGAAATAACAAAAAAAGAGCTTAAAAGCACTTGCCGTATAAGTACGCCTTATGAGCCAACAAAAGAAATGAAATTGCCAGATTGGGAGGAATTTACAGCATGAATGTTTTAGACCAGGTTGTTAAAGAAAAATACGCAATATACAACGGCGATTCTTGCGAAATCACAAAAGAAATCCCGGACGAAAGTATTCATTATACAGTATTTTCACCACCATTTTCTAGCTTGTATACATACAGTAACAGTGACCGGGATATGGGGAATAGTAAGGGAGATGATGAATTTTACAACCATTTTATCTATCTGGCAAAAGAACTGTATCGAATAACAATGCCCGGAAGATTACTTAGTTTTCATTGTATGGACTTGCCGCTTATGAAAGAGCGTGACGGCGTGATTGGCTTGAAAGACTTTCCAGCAATCATGCGACAGATTTTTGAAGATTGCGGATTTATTTACCATAGTAAGGTTACCATCTGGAAAAATCCAGTAACTGAAATGCAAAGAACAAAAGCATTGGGACTGCTGCATAAGCAGATTAGAAAAGATAGTGCAATGAACAGGCAGGGAATCCCGGATTATATTGTCACAATGAGAAAGCCAGGAGAAAATCCAGAACGAATTTCGCATACACACGAGACTTTTCCTGTTGATGTGTGGCAAAACTACGCAAGTCCAGTATGGATGGACATTAGGCAGAGCGATACATTACAGAAAAAATCTGCACGAGAAGATAAGGACGAACGTCATATTTGCCCTTTGCAGCTGGAAGTTATTCAGCGCTGCATTGAATTATGGAGCAATCCAGGAGATATAATTTTTGACCCATTCGGTGGTATCGGTTCCACCCCATTTGTGTCTTTAACACTTGGAAGAAGAGCAATCTCATGTGAACTTAAAGAAAGCTATTTTAAACAAATGAAAGCAAATGTAGAAGAAGCACTGAATGGAAATGTAATGGATTGCCCGGTAGGACAAATGAGTATTGAGGATTTTTTATCGTAAAACAATGTTATCAGCAAATATCAATCTTTGATTATTTAAAAGGAGAGTGATTACATGGCAGAGAATACCAATGAATGTGTTATTGAGTGGATTCCCGGAAGAGATTATGTAGGGCTTACTGCCAAGAATGGAAGTGCCTGGAAGAACAGATGCGAGGAATTAGAAAAGGAATTTCCAGAAGATGTGAAAATTATTGCCAGAAATAACGATGGATCTATTTTCGCCCACTTGCCTTATTCCTACATTAAAATCAATCCACCAAGAAAATATTCCGACGAAACGAAAAAGAAAGCTGCGGAAAGATTAAATAAAATGCGTGAAGAGAAAAGTAATACTGCGGCAGAATAGCCGTTTTGCGTATGAATTACCGTCAGAGAAAATATAAATGATATTTACAGATTTCTTGTCAAGTATTTTGAGAAACACGGATATATGCCTTCTTATGAAGAAATCATGGATGGAACAGACCTCACAAAGTGTACCGTCCAGAGACATATGCGGCAATTGGAGATGGATTCTCTGATTGCCACAGAACATCCGGGAGTATCAAGAGCATACCGTTTGACGGAATACAGATACGAAAGGGAAAAATATGGGAAGCAAATTAAAGATGAAAGCACCAAAGAAAAATAGGGTGCTGGCTTGTGACAATCAAATGTCACAGGCATTCGCCAGAGCCATGCAGAACTCACGTAAAGAGTTGGAAATCATGCAAGATCAAGCCTATAACGATGGATTCAATACTGGTGATGACTGGGCGAATACGATCAATTCCGTAACTATGATGTTGGCATTAAGAAAACTGCATGGATTTTCAACCAAAAGGCTTTTAGACGTAATCAATTGTGCAAATGAGTTTGTGGGACAAGCGAACCGTGGCGAAAGAAGCTTTATGAGCATGATTGAGGAATTGGAATCTGAAACAGATGTAAGAATCCCAGATTTGAATAAAGAATTGGTTAGAAGATTTGGAGTGTAAATATTATGGATTTAGAACAAAAAGCAATTGAAAGAATCCGGCTTGCGTCTGATGCTGGCTTTGCAGAAGGATGGAACCAGTGTATTGATGAGATTACAGGAGGAAATTTTGATGATTGATTTAACAGGGAAGAGCGTGTTCGTAAAGACACAGGAAGAATATTTGAGCGTTCTGAAAATAGCAAGGCTTCAGGGATTCACATGGGTGAGAGAAAACAATTTAAGCCCTATCAAAATTCCATTTCCAAATGTATTGAATTTTTACGACGACAAAAACGTTGCTTACAGAAATAAAGAAAAGACATTGTATGAAGCATCTGAAATTGTCGAAGATGAAGAAAAAATCAAGGATGCAATAAACCTTGTCAGAACGTTCGCTAAATACCCAGACAGAACAGCATTGACGGAATCATTTATTAAGTCCTTGAATCTACTTGCAGATACTGTAGAAAGTCAGATGGAAGAGGTGAAGTAGATGACCGATGAAATCTTCAATCTCATGGAATGTTTCCCAGGGAGCTACATAAACAGATTGGGAGAAATAATTCTTTCCGAAAAAGGAAATGTATATTTCACAGCAAAGAATTGCACCGATAAAGAAGATATTATCTGCAAGCTGCTTGAATGGTGTTCAAGACCAATGGCAAAAGGAGAACCATACAGTTCACCTAAAAGGAACAATGAATGGAGAGAACAACTGATATCAAGCCTTAACAGATATCTGGGTACAAACTTTAACCAAGAGGATATGTACTGGATTTACGATCAACTCGGAAATGCTGTAAATCATAAACTGACGCTGAGATTTATCAGAAGTGATTTTAATTTGAAAATCATATATCAAGAAGTAAAAGAGGTGAAGTAGATGAGCAAGAAAGTAAAGTGTTGCGAGTGTGCTTCTTTTATAGGCTGGGCTTTGCCTGAGCGAGTAGATAAAGATAACTACGAATACGCCAAAAGAGTTTTCAAATTGGCTTCTACTACAGGAATATGTGGATACAGCATGAAAACCAAACAGATGACACATGAACAGTATTGCAAACGATTTGAAAAGAATAAATATTTAGAGCAGGAAAGTAAACTTTTTAAACAGGAAATTTTGAACCTTAAAAATGCGATTGCAGAGTATGAAAAAGAAAATTTTGTGGAAGTAGACGAATCATGGAAAGCTCATTTTATGAGAAAATTTCAAGAGGTGAAGTAGATGGAGAGATTAACAAAATGGGAAGATGGTAATATCACATATAACGAAAAACGAGAGTTTGAGTGTGATGAATATTGCGATAGTTGCTCACAGGGTGTAGGAAATTGCAAAACAGTAGAGAATATGATTAAAAAGCTTGCCACTTATGAAGATTTAGAAGAACAGGGCTTGCTTGTGAGATTACCGTGTCCTATTGGTACAACTGTATGGGATATATACGGAATGGATATTCGAGAAAACGTGGTAAGCGGAATTGAATGCGGCAAAGATGGTAAACAGTTTTTGTGGGCAAACCATGATGAATGGATCGGAGAATTAAATGTTTTGGTATTCCTCACCCGTGAAGAAGCTGAAAATAAGTTGGAGGAACTCAAAAATGAAATTTAAAGAATTTATAAACTGGTGCAATGAAAGAGCCTGTGATGGATGTTGGGGAATGTTAGAAGCAATAGCGTGTATTAATTTAATAAATGAGATTATGAAAATCCAATTTTGGAAAAGAGAAAAAATCTGGAAAGAAAATTATGAGCAACAGGCATTGGAAGAGATTATTAATCCGATAGAGAAGAAGTTGGAGGAGATGAAGAATGGCTGAATATGTTAAAAAGTCAGATGTAATAAAAATCATGGAAAATAATTCTTACATGATAGAGGTATTTGGAGTTAAGAAGAAAATGATTGACGGATTCGCAATGGGTTGTGATTTCGCAGACTTAAAAATTGTTGAGATTGATGATGAAGAGGAAATTAATATGAAACCAGAAGAAGCAAAAGACATATTATCCGATATGAGAGACCAGCATTTATGTTTCCTTGAAAGTTCTGAAAACAAAGATGAATGGCAGAAAAAATATCTCAAGGAAGCATGGGCGTGTGATTCTGGAGCAAAGGCTCTTGCCGGATTAATCACAGGGATAAAGATTAATAAAGGTGTTATCGCAGAAAGTATTTTGCATTACGGCAAAAATAATCAAAGTACAGTCTGTATGGAAGAATGCGCCGAACTTATCCAGGCAATCAGCAAGGCAAAACGTGGAAAAATCAACCGTGATAACATGATAGAAGAAATTGCAGATGTATTGATCTGCATCGAAATGTTAAAGCAAATGTACATGATTTCTGATGAGAAAATTAATAAGTGGATTGAAAAGAAACAGGCGAGAGAAGCAGAAAGGATGAAGAAGAATGAATAAATGTTGCGCTAGTCAAGATGGAATATGTCGAAATTCCATTCTTTTTGGAACAAGATGCGATGGTTACAAAGAAAGATGCAGATTAAGACCAACTTATAACACTATCGAACAAACAGTGAAGAATTACCAGAACAATTTAAGAAAAATATTTGGAGCGGAGGATTAATCATGAATAAGAAAGAAATCGCAGAGATCAAGAAGCAGTTTACACCAGCCAATTGTGCAATCACACGCATTTGTGGTTGTTATGTGGATGCAGAAAAAAATAAGAAAACCAAAATTAAAGAAGCTTTCCTTTCCCTTCCAGAGGAAGAAATGTTTAAGTATTTTGACATTTTCAAGAAAACCATGTCTGGCAGACTTGGAAAAAGCCTTATGAATCTTGAATTCCCATTAGCACAGGAAAAAGAGGGTGGAACACAGGAATTTCTTATGCGGATCAGAGCAAGTAAGCTTAAAGATGATGATCTTTTGGATGAGTTTTACGACAAAGTGATTGAAAATTACGATTATCCAGAAAATTACTACATAGTTCTCATTCATGCAGTATATGATATTCCAGGAAAAGCTTCTGATGGAACCGAAATGCACGATGCATCAGAAGAAATTTATGAACACATTCTGTGCAGCATTTGTCCAGTAAATCTTTCAAAGGCTGGGCTTAGCTATGATGTGGCTGAAAATAACATCAAAGGCAGAATTCGTGATTGGGTAGTCTCAAGACCAGAAACAGGATTCTTATTCCCTGTATTCAATGACAGAAGTACTGATATTCATGGAACTTTGTATTTCAACAAAAACATAAAGAATATTCATCCAGACTTCATCGAAAACGTTCTTGGCACACCAATTCCACGTATACCCGGCAATGAGATCAATGTCTTTTCAGATTTTATCATGGACAATTTCGAAGGAAATACAACATTCAATTTCACTGAAAGCCTAATTGAATCTTTGCAGGAAGTAAGAGAACAGAAGAAAGACAGCCCGGAGATGATAACTGTATCATGTGACGAAATGGAACAGATTTTTGAATATTGCGGAGTTCCAGGCGAGAAGTTATCAGATTTCAAGGAAAACTGGGAAACGTATTTCAGTAATGAGCCTGCTGCACTTGACAATATCCACAATTCAAAAACTGCAAAAATTGTAACACCAGATGCAACAATCTGCATCCAGCCGGATAAAATTGCTCTGATTGAATTGAAAGAAATAAACGGCGTTCCATCTCTTGTGGTTCCGGTAAATGGAGAACTGAAAATCAATGGAATTGAAGTTGAATTAAAATAAACACTTTTTAAAAATCCAGAGATTGGAGAAAGGAATTTCAAAATTGGCAAGCGATGTAAAATGGATAAAAATATGTTCAGACATTTTTGATGATGAAAAAATAATGCTAATTGAAAATTTGCCAAGTGCGGACAGCATTATCGTAATCTGGTTTAAATTGTTGTGCTTAGCCGGAAAAAATAACAACAGCGGTGTTTTTATCCTAAACGATAAGATTGCATATACTGATGAAATGTTAGCGACAGTATTCAGGAGAGATATTAACACGGTTCGATTAGCGTTAAAAACATTTGAGAACTACGGAATGATCGAAATTGTTTCCGGAGTTTACACAATTCCGAACTGGGGAAAATATCAAAATCTTGATAAAATTGAGCAAAAAAGCCAATATATGCGAAACTATATGCAAGAATATCGAAAAAAGCAGAAAGACAAAATAGAGTGTAAAACTAACAGTAAACTTTACGGTAAAGTTAACATTAAAACTAACGTTAGCTCGGCAGAAGTATATAATAAAGAACTAGATAATAAAGAATTAGATAATAAAGAAAAAGAAATAGAAGAAGAGAATGATTTAATAGTATCTAAAGATACTATTCGTCAGACTGACGTCCAACGAATCATTGATGAATGGAATACTCTGGAAGAATTTGGTATCACTCCTGTAAAAAGAATGACACCAAAACGAGAACAGGCAGTAAAAGCTAGAATCCGTCAGAACCATATGGACGATATCTTAGAAGCCATTGAAAACATTCGCCATAGCAGCTTCTTACAAGGGCAAAATAAAAATGGCTGGATGGTTACGTTTGACTGGTTCTTAAAGCCTGGAAATTTCGCAAAAGTATTTGAAGGGCAATACGCAGACAAGTCTACGAATAGACCATGCAGCTACATGGAGAAAATCCAAAACAGGGTAAGCGAGGTGGATAATTGGGTATGACAAGAGAAGAATGGGCGGTACTGGTAAAGGCAATGAAAGCTGTGTACACTTCTCCATCATTTCTGCCAGATCAATATGCTTTTGATACTTGGTACGGACTTTTGAAAGACCTAGATTACAAGCTTTTAAGTTTTGGGTTGAAGAAATATATGCAAACTGAATGGAAAGAACCTACAATAGCTGCATTACGGCAATGCGCGCAGAGCCTTGCGCCACAGTCTGACGAACTGAACGAAACAGAAGCTTGGAATCTGGTATCAAGGGCAATTTGGAACTCTATATACCATGCGGAAGAAGAATTTTCTAAACTTCCAGAAATAGTTCAGAAAGCAGTATCAAGTCCGGGGCAGTTAGAAGAATGGGCGAAATCAGGGAATATAGATGGCACATGGTGGAGTGTAGTTCAGTCTAATTTCCAAAGGACTTACCGGGCAGAAGTACAAAGAGAACAAGAACGAAGAAAACTAAGTCCAGACCTTTTAAAAATTATAGATACTGCCAGATTGGGAGGTGCGGAAAATTGCCAGATAGAAAACCATGGAGAGAATTAAAAAGCACTGAAATTATAGGCTTAAAGCGGAGACAATGCTCAAAATGCGACTATTACAGCAAGAGCGAAAATGCATGGAGTACAAATGCAACCTGTGATTATATCTTGATCGAAGAACATAGCAGAGGATGTGATCCGAGGGATTGTGTTAAAACTGGTATCTTCAAGAAAAAATCGAGAGGAAAATCAAGAGTAAAGCGAGTGATTTTATGAGGAAGATTAGCGAAATGTATAAGCGGTCTGGCGGTACAGCTTATCAGCATATCTGTTCCGATTGCAGATTCTTCTATGGTGATAAGCATCCGCGGTGTTTACAATACGAACTGGAAATTGATTGGAACCCAGATTATATAGCTTGCAAATTTTACAATCTGGAAGAATCTCAGATTGATGGACAGGTCAATATATTTGATTTGTTGTGAAATATGATAATTGTTTTGACCAAAACGGCTAAAATTAATTTTTATGATATTCGTGAATATTGTTATGGTTAAAACAAAATAAGCGCTTAAAATCAAAAAAACAGGCTATCAATAGAAAGGAGGAACAGGAACCGCCGGCCGGCAAAAGGAATTCCCGGTTCCTCCTAAATTTTATGGATGAAATATTGAAATATGCTATTGAGAATGGTATTATAAATCCTGCACATGTACTTGAAGAAATACAAATGAAGAAAAATGAAGAAATATTAAAAAAATATAAAATATGGCAGGGAAAAAACAATAATTGGTATACTTATATTTATACAGAAAAAAATTCTAGAAAGCTAGTGAAAAGAAGTAGCCGAAAGGGAATTGAAGATTATATTATTGCTTTCGAGAAAGAAAAAACAGAAAAACCTAAAACATTTATGGATGTTTACGAGCATTGGATAGAAATTCAAAAAGAATTTGTGACGGATAACACTTTGTATAAGTATTCTACAGATAGAACACGTTATTTTGAAAAAAAAGAATTTACGGAAAAAGAAATTGAGAAAATGACAGAAGAAGATATAAAGGTATTCATTGTCAGAACTGTAAAAGATCAAAAACTTTGCAAAAAAGCGTGTAAAACTTTGTTTGGATATATCAAAAACACAATAGATAGTGCAAGGTCACAACATTTATTGAATTATGATCCTATGGAATTTCTTTCACCTAAAATATTTTATAAATACTGCACGGAGATAGAAAAGCCTTCAAGTCATAATACAATATCAGACCATGAACTTAAACTAATTATTAATCGCTGCAAAAAGGATTTTGATGAACAGCCAGAATACATTCCCTCATACGCAGTATATTTTGCAAGTCTCACAGGGATGAGAGTTGGAGAAATTTCGGCTTTAAAATGGGAAGATATAAATGAAAATTATATATCTATTAATAAATCAGAAAAATACAATAGAAATACAAAAGAATACTATATAGGAAAAACAAAAAATCAAATGAACAGATGGTTTCCTATGACTGGCGAAATTCGAAAACTTTTAATGAAATTAAAATCAGCAGAAATCAGCAATGGGTATATTAGTGAATGGTTGTTTTCAAACGAAAATGGAAGGGTTCATGCTCCTGTAATATCGTCATGCTTAAAAAACAAATGCAGGCAGGAAGGAATAGAAGAAAGAGGAATTCATGCATTTAGAAGAACAATAAATTCTAAACTAAGGTGCAATGGAGTATCTGCCACTGTTGCTGCATCGCTACTCGGGCATACCGAAGAAGTTAATGAAAAATATTATACATTTGATGTTAGCTCTTTGGAAGAAAAAAATAAAATTGTGTCAAAAGTGCAAAGGATTGGATGAATAAGAACATAGGTTCTGATTACCTTTTTGGTTACCTTTGATTACCTCAAGTCTGGAAAGCCTTTAAAATCAAGGGTTTACGGATTAAAACGCGAGCCGTGAGGTCGCAGGTTCAAATCCTGTTGCCCCGATTAATGCAGTAAAATCAAGGGTTTGCGGACTTGGTATGAACGAGTGTTCTGATTACCTTTGATTACCTTTTACAAAAAGTACATATGAAAGGGAAAAGTACATGTGCAAAACAATAAAATCGCAGAGTTGCGATTATTTTTTTTGCCTTTTTTCGGAAATTGTGTTATGTTCAAGGAAATGGAGGGAGAAATATGCAGATACACACAGCTTATGACGTAATGAAAGAGTTTTTAATCACGGATGCAGACCTTGATGGCAAGTACGGAATACCGAAAATTCCAAAGACTTTTATCCATCCAGGGAAAGATACTGTAGATTTTGCAGAGAGCTTCAGCAGGAAGATTAAGAATCACAAGGAACTTGATGTAAATTTCTATGTGGACGATGTACAGTTTCAAAGATTATGGAATCAGCCAGACAAGTATATGGAGCATTTAAAATGTTTTCATGCAGTCATTATGCCAGATTTCAGCATATCGGTTGGAAAGAATGGAATGCCACTGGTAATGTGTCTGTGGAATAAATACCGCAATCATGCATTGGCTCACTACATGGTCTTGAATGATATTCCGGTAATTCCAAGCGTAAGCATATTGCCGGAATACTGTTGGGACTGGTGCTTTGATGGACTGCCAGAGGGAAGCACAGTTGCCTGTTGCACCAATGGAAGAGTAAAGAGCAAGGCAGCACGGTTGGAATTTTGCGTTGGTTTCAAAGAGATGGAACGGAGATTGAAGCCACTGCGAGTTATCATTGTCGGCAGAATCCCGGAAGAATTGGAAACAGACACGGAGATCATAAACTTTGAAACCAGGAATCAGAAGATTAACAAGGAGGGCGTGAATGGGAACGACGACTGACAATTACCAGAGAAAGAAGAAACTGTCAAAGTCCCAAATGAAGAGGACGGAACGGTTAGAGAAATCATCACACAGAAGATATGGAACACGAAAGAAAGAAGGATTAAATAAATTGTGAATTTTGAATCATTCAGCACTTTACGCTATAGAAATATTTGTGCAAAATTAAAATTTAAGTGGTAACTAGAAAATGCGAGAATTTTTCTGGTTGCCACTTTTTTTCTGGATTTCCTTGATTTTCGGCTTCCGAAATTATGTTGGAATTTGGGAATCATTTAAAAGTTAGTTGCAACTATTGAAGCCTTTAACAGATGCGGTTTTTCCGTTGTTACAAATCAACCAGGGACAGCACCTGGAATCGATACTGCGCCGAGCTGATGAATCCGGGACAATGCCAGGAACGATTGAGCACCAACGAAGCCAACCGCCAGCCGTAAACCTGGCAGATTAGACCAACAGCCCACGGATAGCAGACCATAACAGCGAATGGCAAATAATACAATAATAGCCTTGCAAAATACGCCTTAAATAGCTTGTAACATATTTAGCCTATACTTTATTGACTGCGATTATAAATCGCCTTAAAAAGGCAAATACGGCGTTGCACAGATATATGCAATGTAGATTACTATAGCATTACCCAATAAACGCCCGGACAGCTGCGGCAGATCACCTGGAAGCCCGGACAATATACGCACGTAAGCGGACATAATGCACCCATTTACACGGTACACAAATAAAGCATAACTGCACATAGCTATACAAGACTATTATACATCTATAGCCGCAGACAGTCAATAAACCATGCAACGCACTATAAAGCGTTCAAACTGTAAATAAACGGCTTATAATGTAATAGTGGCATAAATCCCCATTAAAAGCATTAAAAGACATTTACGACTAAAATAGTGTGTTAATTATTTGACTTTTGATATTAACTTTGCAAGGTGCATCTGGCAGAATGCCAAAAAAACCGCTTGCACGCCGTGAACGTGCCGCCAGGCTGGATACCGGGAAGCGGTGAAAAAATCATTCGTTTATAACAATGTTGAAATCATCATCAATATAACCAATAAATTTTATATTATCCTGGTTATATTCGTTTTTATATGTTTTATATATTCGTACATGCTTAAAATTTCCATCATACCAAACATCTAAGCCCATAGCATGTACTTTTTTATTTGCTTCAAGTTGCTTTCTTACATTTTCCTTAAAAGTTGAATTTTTCATGTTTTATCTTTCTTCCCTTCACCCTGGGAGCCAGGATATAAAAAGACTTGTCATATTATTTAAAAGTCATTTTTGTAACAGCCGGAAGACTGCGAAAAAATTCCCGGTGATCATAATCATCATTAATTTTAAATTGCTGGTCGCTTGTTGGGATGATCGTACCCCCGATAAGCTCCATACAGGAGAGTTGTAAACAGCCCTCTTTTTTTGTTGATCTATGCAAAGCGTACCGCATCACAGACTTTTTACCATCCCGGCGTTTTACCGGGGACATATCCCAATAAGCTAATTTAATAGCGCCATCGGAAACAGCAGTAAAAATTTCCGTTGCTTCTTTTTCGGCTTTTTTATTGATTGTATCAACTATGGAGAAGTCGCCGCTTTTTATGGCGGCGATTGTCTGCGCTTGCGTGGCTTTCTTGATTGTTACCATTTTAAAGCCCTCCATAAGTTTTATTTGTCTTGTAACACTTGTTCCAGAAGTCAACAACGTTTTCAGCTTCTTTTTTCGTGCTGCAAATATTTGCGGAAGTAATGCCGGGGATTTGCAAAGAAAATAATAAATTGTCAGAGCTAGAGACCCGAAGAACAGACGCAAAGTTTTTATTGTTTGTGCGTGTTGAAATTGCTATGTAATGATATTTCATGCTTTAGGCCTCCATTTCTTTATGTGCTTCGTCAAAATCTTCTTCGAGATCGTCCAGTACTTCAGAAATTGCGATCCCTAATAAGTAACAACGGATTGTTACGTCTGCCCATTCTGCGCCCTTTTCAATAACATTTATGTTATTCTGTCCGAACTCGTCAAGGGCTTCTTCGAGCAAGTCCAAGTTGTGCGCTATACTTTCTTCTGCCTTGTAAGAATTGCAATAATAAGAGCCGCTTGCATTGCCTGTTACGCTGTCTTCTGTCCAAAGTTCATCATTCAATTTTTCTTCCAGTTCTTCCAAGCTGTCAAAGTCTGTGAAATTAATTTCACTATCAATATAATTTTTAACGTCTTCTTTTACTGCTTCCAGATAATTATATTTTGTCATTGTTTTTTACCATCGCCCCTGTTATAATGGGGTTGCCTTTCTTTTTAGTTTGGTGCCCGGTTTGGTTTGGAAGTCGACCGGGCTTTTTTTATTTTGTCCAGGAACTAGAATTTTTCAATTAATCGTGATCCGTTTCTTATGTCCTCATTGTGTTGAGTGGTTCGGGCGGTTCCGGTTGTTTGTTTCTTTTGTTCCTTTGTTGATATTATAATAACATAATTAAGCACTAATGTATATTGATATAATAAACAAATTAAGCACTAATAAACATTGCGAAATTATGCAACTTGATTAAGCACTAAAAATATTGACAATTAAGCACGCGCATATTATAATGAAGAAAAATAAAGGAGGGCTAAATATGGCAGAATTAACAACGGAAGAAAAAGCAATAAAGAATAGAGAAGCGGTGAAGAAATGCATGAAAAATAAGGATAGAATAAATGTAATCTTACCACAGGGAACACTTGATAGAATTAACGCATATGGGTTAAAAACTAACGCTTTCGCAAGAGAATTAATTCTTGCAGAACTTGATAAAATGGATAGAATGAAAAAAATGTAAATTAAGCACAAATTGCTATTGACAATTAAGCACTAATAATATATACTGTAGCCATGGAAAGGAAGTGGTTACATTGAGCAAGTTAAATAATATTCCCAATAAAAATCAGTGTGGAGTATACACAATAATAAACCGAAGAACCAGAAAAAGATATATAGGATCTTCAACACAATTAAAAAAACGTGCTGAATCTCACTCTTGTGAAATTAGAAGAGGAAAACATAATAACAAATTAATACAACAAGATATTCTAAAAAATGATGACTTTGATTTTAAAATTATGCAAATCATTGATGAATCAAGTTATTTGTATTATGACGAAATCAGAAATAAAATGTATCTAGAAGAATATCAGTTAATAAAATCTGGAATTCTAAACGGTGAAGATTTATATAATCTTGAAACAATAACCGTGGTAAATGGAAGATTGAAAAGAATAAAGGAAGAACAGGAAAAACTGTCGAAAAGAAAGCAAGAAGTTTATAGCATGTTAAAATTGTCAAATGAAAATTTATTAAAGGAATATGCAAATAATAAAAATTTTTATGAATCTAGATTTTTGGAAAAAGAAATACTAAAAAGAATGAATTAGCCATAAAATAAAGCCCTAGGAAATTAATCCCGGGGCTTTTAAAATACTTATTTATGGCGGCTATGGACAGAGTACAGACCGCCGCCGAGCCTGTTAATATTTAAATAACACAGCTTCGCCCAGGTTGTCAAGAAAAATATTTTTTAAAATACCGCTTGACATTTTTCTAAAACTTCTTTAGGCTATCAGATAACGAGAGCTGACGGAACTCAGGAAGGGCAGAGGCTGAAAGTACACAGAATCGTTAAT